TTAAAACATGGTTACAAATCTGGCTTAGAATTATCTGTGTCAATGCAAATAAATCAAACAGATTATCCTTTAAATTATGAGACGGAAACACTAAAATATGTAGTACCAGAACGCAAAGCAAAATATACTCCAGATTTTGTATTTATAAAACAGAATAGTGAAATTATGTACATTGAAACGAAAGGCCGTTGGACTACGATTGATCGAACTAAGATGAAACATGTTTTAGCATCAAATCCTGGAATTGATATTAGAATGGTATTTCAGAATCCGGGGCAAAAAATTACAAAGGGTTCGCCAACTACATATGAAGCATATGCTAAAAAATTAGGTATTCAACATGTTGCAAAGAAAGATATTCCAAGTGAATGGCTTGAAGAATGTTTGAAAAAAGGCGAAGAACCAAAAAAAGTTATAAAATTCTTTTGATTTACGAAAAATTTTTAATATATTGTTCATGTATTAATGAAATTTATTTTATTAATAGATTGATGAATTTATTGAATCGATCGTTAAGCCAGGAATGTAATGTATGTGCTTAACTAATATTAATTATTATATTAATTGGAATCCTTACAGAATTTTATTATTATTTAAATAATGAAGAATCTTAAGTTATTGCAATTACTCGAATCAGTATTAGGTAAAGGAAAATCTACTTCTGGTAATAATATTGCATTCTTCTCCCCATTTACTTCACATTACAAGCCGAAATTAGAAATTGATATCAATACAACACATTCCGGCGAAAATGCTTGGCACTGTTGGATATCTGATAAAAAAGGTCGATCTATTTCTAGTTTGTTTAAGCAAATGAACTTGCCTAAACAATATCATGAACAATTAGAACGCATTGTGCAATCATCTCGTTATCGAACTCAAGAAGAAACAAAACGAGAAAATGCTAGTATACAATTGCCGCAAGATTATATTCCATTATGGAAACCAAAGAAAACTCCTGATTATAGAAATGCAATTTCATATTTAAAAAATCGAGGAGTAACAATGTTTGATATTTTAAAGTATCGAATTGGTTATTGTGAAAACGGAGAATATTCTGGTAAAATAATCATACCAAGTTATGACGATGCGGGACAATTAAATTATTTTGTTAGCCGAGCTTTTTATAAGGCGGATAAACAAAAACATAAGAATCCTAAAATTTCAAAAGATATTATTGGTTTTGATTTAACTATCAATTGGAATGAACCGATTATTCTTTGTGAAGGTGCTTTTGATGCAATTGCAATAAAACGCAATGCTATTCCATTATTTGGAAAAATCATTCAACCAGCTTTACAAAAAAAGATTATAGAAAAACGAGTACGAGACATTTACATTTGTTTAGATGCCGATGCATTAAAGAATGCAATTCAAATTGCAGAACGATTCATGGCAGAAGGATTAAATGTACATTTCGTAGAATTACAGGATGCAGATGCATCTGAATTAGGATTCGAACGTATTCGCGAAATATTAAATGATACAGATATTTTAACTTTTGAGGGCATAATGCAACTCAAAATGGGCATGTTATGGACATAAGACACATAGACACTAGTATTGAAAAAATTGACAAAATATTCCACATTTCAGATGTGCATATTCGTACATTGAAACGACATAAAGAATATCGTCAGGTATTTGAAAATTTATTTAACTATATTGAAACTCACGCAACTGGAAACAGTGTTGCAGTAGTTACTGGAGATATTGTTCATAGCAAATTAGATATGTCTCCGGAGCTAGTTCAAATGCTTGTAGATTTTTTTAATGGATTTACAATTCCTACCGTTGTTATTTTAGGTAATCATGATATGAACCTAAACAATATGCACCGCGTAGATGCAGTCTCGCCTGTCTTAGATGTTATCAAGAATCCTAATATACATTTTATTAAAGAAAATGGTTTATTTGAATTAGGCGGTGCTACATGGAATCATATGGCGGTTGATAAGACACCTGCAGATTATATTCGTGCAAAAGATTTTGATGCTACATATAAAATTGCAATGCACCATGGTGCAGTAAATACTGCTAAAACAGATATTGGTTATCAAATATCAAATGAACATGTTGGCGTCGATTTGTTCGAAGGACACGACATTACATTATTAGGAGATATTCATAAACCAGCACAATTTTTAGATGCCGAAAAACGAATTGCATATCCTGGTTCATTGATTCAACAAAATCATGGCGAAGCATTGATACATGGGATATTAGTTTGGGATCTAGAACGATGCACTGCAGATTTTGCTGAAATTGAAAATGAATATGGGTATGTGACAATTGAAACGCAAGGTGCTTCAATTGTCAATGCTCCAGCACGTATGCCACAACGTCCTAGGATTCGTATTAAATTTAATGATACTTCTGCGGCAGATATGAAAAAACTTATTGCATCGTTACGCAAAAAGTATTCTGTAGAAGACATTACAATTCAAAGAACAATTGGTAGTGCAGCAACTGCAGCTTCTTCATCATTAGCAATAGGCAATGTACGAGATGTTGAATATCAAAATACATTGTTAACAGAATTCATTGATAATCATTTTCCACAAGCAACGCCAGCTGAAATCGATGCAATTCGTCATATTAATAGAACTATCAATTCAAAACTACCTGCAGTAGAATCAGTTCGACACACAACATGGCATCCTATATCTTTTGAATTTGATAACATGTTTTCATATGGCGAAGGTAATATTTTAAATTTTGAAAATCTGCAAGATGTATGTGGTTTATTTGCCGCAAATACATCTGGTAAGTCTTCATTGCTTGATGCAATTACTTATACTATTTTCGATAAATGTAGTAAAACAGGTAAAGCAAATGAAGTATTAAACAATAAAAAAACATGGTTCCGAGGCACATTTAAATTTGAAATGAATGGCACGGTATATACTATTGAAAGACGTGGCACTCAAAATAAGAAAAAAGAAACACACGTTAAAGTAGATGTTGATTTTTATACTGAATCAGAAAATTTAAATGGAGAAGAGCGTAGTGAGACAAATAAAAATATTCGTCGTTACTTAGGTACATATGATGATTTTATTTTAACTGCATTTTCGTTGCAAGCTGACAACAATAATTTTATTGAAAAGTCTCAACGAGAAAGAAAAGACTTGCTATCGCAATTTTTAGATATTACAGTATTTGAACAACTTTACCAACTTGCTGCAGATGAAATTAAAGAAACTGCAGGTAAATTGAAAGAATACAAGAAAACGGACTTTGCACAAATTATAATAGAAGCTGATGCTATTATAAATGAAAACCATGATACTATTCAATCATTAGAAACTGAAGAAGATAAATTGCAAGAATATAGAAATGACTTACAAAATCGAATCGTTGAACTTATTGAATCTAAACTTCCAACTACATATGATGGTCCAGATATTAAAATATTAGAACAACAAGAAACTGTATTAGTTGATAAAATTGAAACGTTACAATCTGATATTGAAACGGCAGAACAAACAATTTTTGAATTGAAGCAACAAAATGCTTCACAAAAGTCTCTTATTCAATCTCAATACAATTTAACAGAAATACAAACAAATATTGAAACGCATAAAAAACTAATTGAACAGCATAATGATATTAATGCGCGCATAAAAGAACAACAAGGAATAATTGATGCAAAAGAACGAAAAATTAAGCATCTTGAATCTCATGAATATGATCCGAACTGCAAATACTGTACATCTAACGTTTTTGTGCAAGATGCAATCGAAGCCCAGGATACGATTGATCAAGATAGAGCAATATTAACAGAATTAGAACGACAGTTTGATGAATTAGAAACAGAAATAGAATTAGTTTCAATATATCAAGTTCAATATGATGAATTAACACAATATTCTCAGACTATTAAATCAACAGCAACTAATATTGAACGAAAAGAACTTCAACTACAACTTGCAGAATCTGAATTACAAACTCGAGAATCTGAATTAGAAACGGTATTAGAACGACAAGATTTATTTAGAAAAAATGAAACAGCAATCAGCCATAACAAATTAATTGATACTAAAATTACTTTATGTAAAGATGATATTGAAATGTATACGGAAGACATAAAAGAAATTCAATCACAAATTAAATCACTCTTCGGCGCAATTGAAGTTGCAAAAACTAAACGCAGCACAGCAATGACGCAATTAGATTCATATCGTCAACTTGAAACTGAATATAAAGCATATGAATATTATTTAGATGCAGTGAAGCGCGATGGCGTACCTTATGAAATAGTTGCAAAAGCTCTTCCTAAAATTGAATCTGAAATAAATAATGTACTCAATCAAATAGTTGATTTCAATATGGTATTGAATACGGATGGTAAAAATATTAATGGATATATTATTTATGATGAAGATAACTATTGGCCATTAGAATTAACAAGTGGCATGGAACGATTTATTTCATCTTTAGCAATTCGCATAGCACTTATCAATGTATCTGCATTACCTCGTCCAAATTTTATTGCAATTGATGAAGGTTGGGGAAGTTTAGATTCAGAACACATCTCATCAGTAGTAAATTTATTTGATTATTTCAGAACTAAATTTGATTTCTCAATTATTATTTCACACGTTGATTCTATGCGTGATATGGTTGATAATTTAATCGAAGTAAACAAGACAAACGGTTTTAGCCAGATTCATCACTCGTAATATTTATATAAAAGAATATATCGTGCATGAAACGCAAAGAAGCTGTTTATAGAGGTTTAGAGTTTATTGATGTTTATTTTAATGATACATCAGCAACGTCGACGGAATATTTTCAAATATCTGAATTTCCATTACGATTAACTTCAGGAAAAAATCTATTTAAACTTCGAGGACATCCCACGAATTTAAAAGTAGGCGGCGTTTTAAATTTTGAAGTTTTAGATTATAATGGTGTTCCTATATATTCGCAAGTTATTGATTATATTGATGAAGATAAAAGTCGCGTAATTGCAATTTATGTGTATGAAGATACATCTCCTGGTGATTGTACTATTACATTATTAGCAGAAGCATCTACTATTAATGGTTTACCAGTGCCACAAGAATGGCAAGGCCGGGCGAATGTTAAATGGACTAAAACAATACCAGTTAATCCAAATGTTTCAAATACGTCGGAAATTATTTTTGAACAAGAACCTATAGTTACTGTACAAGAATTAATTGGAGTACAATTAGATAGAACATTTCCTGGAGGAGTTCAGTTTCCTACATACTCAACAGGTACTGTAAGATTCTTTTCATATAACAATCAGCCGGCAGTAGAAATACAAGGAGGAACATTTACAAGTGATATGTCTACAGGGACTATTACCGTTACAACTCCGATTAATCCTACGCCTACGCCTAATTACAACATATCTACAACGCCATATGTATCTACGATTAAAAAGATATTAAACCCAACAACGGCTTTATTAGATCGAGAATATACGGTTTTAAGTAGCCAAAGTATATTTCCTCATACATATAATGAATTTGCTAATTCGTCGTTTTCATTAACATATGAAGTAACCCCAACATATGTTGAAACAGAAAATTCTCAATCATTTGCATTTATCGAAGTACAAGGTTTAGAGCCAGCAACTGGCGATGTTTCTAGAGTTAAAGTATTTACTAATAATAACGGTACAGTTGGAACATGGGAATTAGTTAATGATATTGAATTAGAAGAAACAGAAATATTTGTTCCTAGTACATCATCATTATATCCAGATAAATCAATAGGAGTATTTACATCTCAAAGTATTATCGATACATATTGGCAAGGTAAATCATATAATGGAACCCAAATATTAGCTCCTGCAACATTAACATGGACGACTGCTTCTATAGAAAATGGAATGTTAATTACATCTAGTTCACTAAATTTAGATGCAACAAATCAAGTTTTAATAGCACAAATTAAATCTAATTATGCTGGAGTATTTTTAGCAAGTTCTTCTTATAAAGTATCATTAGATGCAATTGGAACATCGATTAGTAATGAACCTGCAAAATTATCTATATATTTATCTGGTAGTAGTTTTGTACAAAATACCACTGATATATTTAATCAAGAATTTTCTACTAAGTTAGGAAAACGGGTAGGAGAAATAACAATTGCAGGAACTCAACAACGTTTTGATGATAAAACATTTAGTTTTGAAGCAGACAATTCCGGCAATGCTACGTTATTATTAGTAGTAGAAGCTGGCCAATGGATAGTATCAGATATACATGTTACATCAGATAATGATGCTGGATATACTCCTAATTACACAAGAATTAAATCTTATATAAATACAACACATAAAATTAACAATCAGATTAATTTTAAAGTTGAATATTACAATGTTAATGGCGAAAAGAGCAAACAAATATCATATGTAAATAACAAAGATTGGCAAGGCGGTAATCGTTATATCGATGGCGATTATTCAATGCTTACTGGTTCATTGTATGTTGCAGATTCATTGAATAGCGGAGTAGCAATTAGTGGATATCCTAATTCTGGATTTGTAAGATCATTAGGATATGAAGGCTTCGATGCAGGATTTCCAGGATTCTTATTATGGTCCGGATCAGCTATGCCAGGCCAAACATCTAAAGGACAACCTTATTCAGGTGTTGGTTTAGAACTTTATGCTAATACTGCAAGTTATTTTAGATATGCAACTTCAGGTTCAGAAATTGATGTTCGAACAGACAAATTCTTTTTTGGAAATCCATTAACAACATTTATAAGTGGTAGTAATGGTTTATTACAAATATCTTCAAGTAACTTTCATTTAAAAGCAAATGGCGATGTAACAGCTAGTAATGCAGATATAGCCGGCGTTGCTCAAGCAAATGTCATTCGACAAAAATCAGTAACAATTACTTCAGCAAATTCAGCATCATATTTACAACCGTTAGGTACCGGTCTTGTTGGAGATCCTTTTCTTTATAATTTACGTTTAGATGGAGCATTAGGCGGACAACAAATACAGCGAGTGATATTTGATGTAGATATACCATTTAGTAGACCTTTAGCAGGATTTTATTTGCCGAATATTACTACAGGGCAATCTGGATTTGTATACATTGAAATAGCAGTAAGTCGATCAGTTCATATTGATGATACAATCGGTGATATGGGAGCTGCAGCAAAATAAAGTATTATATGGGAAGAGTAAAATTACAACAAGGCGGCGTTTATACGATAACTACTCAAGGCAATACTAGCACTACGCCTAGGTCTATGACTGGAACAGAAGAAATTTTTGAAAAAACGTTTTTAGAAGGCATAAATAATACTGGCTCAATGAAAATTGGCAAATATATAGAAACATCAAACCCGACATATACACCAACTACAACTGATACATTTATTGCCGTGAATACAACATCAAATGCAGTAACTGTAGTATTACCGGCTGCAAACATTGCTGGAGTTGGTAGAATTTTTTATATAAAAAAAATCGGCGGCGCAAACACATTAACACTTAATCCATCTGGTACAACACCGATTGATGGAGCTTTAACAAGAGCTACAACAGATGCATCGTCATCGATACAATTATATTCAACTGGCGATACTACAAAAGGATATTATAT